GTTTCTGAAAATGTATCTTGTTCTTCTATTGAAGTTGCTGCCTGTGCTAATGAGAATTTGGGTGCATTTGCATTTGGTATAAGTAATTTGGTTTTATCTACACTATATATATTTTTAAATGCTGAGATGATTGTGGTTTTTGTATTCACTGTCATACTAACCGATTTATCACCTATCATAAGAGCTCCGGCTCCTATCATATTCATAACATCCATCAATGTTCCAAATCTAATAAACGCTTCATCTCCAATAATTTCAGTACCGGATGGAACTTCAACTGTCTTACCTTCAGATTTTACTTCTTCATCATTTATTGATAATCCTAATATTTCAAAACCAGAAGTAGTATCATTAATATTTTCCTTCACATCTTCATCAACATTAACAAAATTTAAAATACTTGCTATACTTGGATACTTTATTAAACCTTGAATACTTTCACTTTGTTTATTTGATGGAAATCTATTATATGCCATCATAAAACGCTTTTTACCTAAATCCTGTTCCGATGTGATTTGAGATGGTTTAAAAGTTGCTGGTTTTGTTTTCTTTATATTTGCTCTTGTATCAGAATTACTTGTTACTGTCATATATGCCGGTAGTTCTGTAAATCCAGTACACTTAACAGTTATAGTCCATGTATCACCCTCCATAGCAACAGACCCACCACTAATAAATCCTAAATAATTATCATAATGTCCTTCGGATAATGCTCGTTTTTTATTAACTTCAACAAAAGATTGATTTGCACCTACACTTTTTGCATTTAATGCTGGTGTGTACATAGATACACCTTGAAGTGTATTCCATCCCCATTCTAAAAATATTGTATATCCTGGCTCTAAATAATATTTACACAATTCATCTAATTGAGCTCTTGTATATGCTTTTATTGTAAATGTTGCTTTTCTAGAAAGAGAACCAGCTCCTTCATCTATTTCAATTGTTGTTATATTTGGTTTTGGTCTAAATCCCCAAAATTCACCAGCAGTTCCAACAGGAGTTACTCCATCCCATTTAAGGCCAATAGTACCACTATGAGAATTATTACCATAAATAGATGGTGCTAATTTATCACCAACACCAGCAAATAATTGAAAGTTTGGATTTGATAACATCATACACCCCTGACCTACGCCAGAAGAAACTCTTACCCAAGCATTTAGATTTGATACTTTTATAATATCTCCTCTCCTTGCATCAAGTTCTTTTTTTACCCAAGGTGCTATATTTGAAAAATGTGGAAAAGCTGACATAACTATTTATTTTGTAAAATTTCTTAATATTGAAATATAATTTTGTGGTATTCTTAATACAGTACCTTCTTCAAATCCCAAAGGTGCATTATGTATATTGTTTGCTGATGCTATAATCCACCATAGTGTTGGGTCTTCATAATATTGAAAAGCAAGTGTATCCAATCTGTCACCAGTTTCTGTCATCACATATACATCATCATCTCTTAATGGAATATTAGGATATATTTTTGGTCTATATACCTCCTTACCATCAAAAGTTTTTTTTGTTTCGGCTTCGTAATATCTACTTTGCATTATTGATATTTTTTAAATAATTCAGTACCCTTATCTATTGCGTTACTAGCATTAGAAAATTTCCTTGATGCTTCTTTTAAATTACCGGCTTGATAAACACTTGCTATATATTTTTTACCATCTTCTTTAACCCATAATTCGTAATTATCTTTACCTTCTTTTATAAAGTTTCCTTTACTAGCATCGGGGTTTTGTCTTAATGGTGCTATTGTTGGTAATTTAGTTGCATCTATTGTAGTTGGAGCTTTTATACCAGACAAATCTTTTCTTTCTAATTTAATCAGCTCAGATGGGTTAAATTTTGGTTTTATTTTATCCAATGATAATCCTACATTATCTGCATCACCATCTGATTTTACACTGGTACTAGCACCTTCAGGTCCAAATTTAAATGTATCTGAACTATTTATATCTCCAGCTATTTGTGAATTTTTTGAAGATTCTTCTGTTGAATATCTTTGACCACCTCTTATTGCTCTTGGTAATTTATCAAATCCATATAGATATCCTTCGTTTGTATTATATTTAGCTTCAAGTAATTTAATAGTTATAGCAACATCAACAACCATAGGTAATTTATAATTATCCATAGATGTTTCTTCTTTATTTATAGAAAATTTAGCATCATCTGCAATACCACTACCTTCAGTCATTCCAACGTACCAAGGAGAATTATCATCTATTGTATATGATAAAGATTCAATATAACATTCTCTATTTTTATATAAATTACCTAAAGTAAATTGTAAAAATGGTGCCCTTGCCCCAATACCACCAGCATAACCTTGTGGATATGCTAATGATGTTAAGAAATTTATTCTTTGCCAAGCGGCAATATGTTGAATTGGTGTTGTTGAATATACTCTAAAATTAAATGTAAGGCTTCTTTCAATACCTGTATATGTGTAATGACTGAATGGAGTTCCTATAAATTTAGCAGAATCCCAAGATGGAGATACAGTTTCAGATACACCACTTATAGTTGCTCTAAAATTTACTGCTTTTCCAGTTGCCAATGATTTAAATTTTAATGTTATAAAATCATAATCATCTAAGAAAGTACCATCAGATAATTTTAATTTAGTATCAGTTGCTCCCAATTCATATGGAAGTTTTTCATTTAAATAATCTGATTTTATTGCTGATTCAATTCCCAATTTAGTTCTCATACTAACTTTTGGGTCTATCTCACTATCTTTTCTTTTAGAGTATTGGTTCATAGATACATCATCTCTTGATACTGATGTTCCACCAATTCCACCATTTGCTAATAGAGCTTCCAATTTAGAGGATAAATCATTTCTTAAAGCAGGTGTATCAGCGGTAGCATCAACTGTAGATGTTTGTGTGATTTTTTCTTTTGAACCAGGAATTATATCTCCTATATTTAATCCACCTGCAATACTTTGCTGTCCTAATTTTCTAGCACCTGATAATTTAGAATCTATTTTATTTTTATTATCAGAAATAAAATCAGTTACTTTAGCTGCTGGGTTATTAATTAAATTTAATGGTAATATACTATCTCCTATCCCTTTTGATTTTGGAACTAATTGATTAACCTTATTTTGAACCTCAGAACCACCCCCAGCTTCTTTTGTTTCTTTAGCTACTAAAATAGATGAAAGGTCATTTCTTTTAAAATAATCTTCATCTCTAGGAGCTATTGTTTCTGAATATTTATCACTACTATTATATTGTACTTCTTCTTTTCCTTTCTTTGCTAAGTTTTGTGCAGCTTGTTTTGGAGAACCATATAATGCTTTTTTAACTTCGCCTTTCAACAAATCAATACCAGCTCCCAAAAATTTATTTGGTATATCTTTAACAGGTCCTTTAATACTTGTTGCTAATACCTTACCTAATGTTTTTCCAACAATATTACCCTCTCTACCATTTTTAATAGCAGATAATGTAGCCATAGTATCGTTCTCTTTACCCTCTTTAAATGATTTATTAAGAACAATTTTAGTTGGAATTAAATTTTGTGGAAATTCTATACCAAGCTTACTTGCTATATTTTCGCCAATTTGTTTTATCTTATTGGTAGCGTTTCCTATTATACCATTGTTACCGGCAGTTCCACCAGTTGCTCCCTTCATAATCTCAACCATATCGGTTTTTTGATTATTTAATCTAAACGTATCTACGCCATATATTACCGGTCCACTTAATTTACTTATTACTCTAAGTCCAGTTGTTTCTTCCTCAAATCTAGTTTCTTCTTTTTTAACAGAAGCTGTTTTTCTTATTCCACTTGCTGCTTTAAATGGTAGGTCTAATAATGCGTTTGATGAATTTATAGGTGCTTCTTTACTATTACGGATATCATACCTTTGGGCAGCCGTTTTACCATCGTCTAATACTTTGGTCTTAAATAATTCTTCTATTGTCTTACCCATTTTTGTTATTTAGCGTATGAGTTTGTACTACCTTTATCTACAACTGATGTTATTTTAGAAGTAACTTTTTGTCCATCCATATTAACACCAATTTTACCAGATGCTAAATCAGCTCTCAACCCTTTTATTTCAGTTATCAGTTCATCCATACCAGCTCCACCACCTGCTGCTCCACCACCCATACCACCACTTAATAAATCGCCGCCACCAACTGCTAAGAACATACCTACTGCTATCATACCAGGTATCGCCATTAATGATGATACTGCGAATGCTGCTAATGATAGTGAAAGTGCAGCAAAACCACCAGCCATTGCTAATAATCCAGCTGCATTATCCATATTCATTAATGGTAATAGGGTTTGCATCATAAGTGTAATACTACTAATCATTGTTTGAATACCCGCGGCAATTGCTGTAACTACATTTACAATTACATCACCAATAGTTTGAACCAATGGTGCGGTTAAGCTCAATGCATATGCAAATGGAATTAATGCTAGTCCAAATGCTGCTATTAAAGCAACACCTAAGAATGGTATTCCAGTTGCTGCAGCCGCTCCTATTGCCTCTAAACCAATAGATAATCCTACCAATCCAGCCCCAGCTGCCTCACCACCTAAAGCAATTCCTGCCAATCCTACAATACCAACAGTCATAATACCAAATGCTAATCCAGCTGCTGCTAATACACCAGTTCCAAATAAAGCATTGGTGTTACCCATAGCTTGTAAGCCAACTCCTATAAATTCTAATCCAAGCCCTGCTTCAGTACCAAGTGCAGCAATTGCCATTAGAGATGGAATACCAACAAGCATTGTTACTAATCCCAATGCAGTTGGCATCAAATTAAGTGCTCCAAATAATACTTTTGTATTTCCCATTTCTTTCAATCCTTCTGCCAAACTTTTTAAACCACCTCCTGATTTTGCACCAGCTGCTCCGGCAGTATCTCCAGCGGCGCCGGCTTCAGTAGCTTTTTCGGATACAGCTGCTATTGGACTTTTACCTCCTCCAAATAATTTTCCAACAATAGGTATTTTTGAAGCCATACCTTTTATATCAAATCCCATTTGTGAAAACGAACCACCTAATTGTGCGCCTGCCATCACCATACCACCTAAAGCCTCTAATGATGTTCCTAAATATTTATTTAATCCAGCATTAATTGTTTCACCAACTAAACTGAATGTTGCATTTATCTTTCCACCCATTGTAGCTGCTTGCTCCTGATTTGTTACCATCTTTTGCAATTCCTCTACCGATGTTCCCATCAATTCAGCTGTTTTTTTCTTTTGGAAATAATCCATTTTATTAAATGCATCAACTCCACCCAATGCTCTCAATGTTTCTTGAGTTGCTCCTGCTAAATCACCCTGATATGCTAATGCTCTTGCTTTATCTAAATTAATATCTTTACCAAGCATTGCACCTAATTCCATTTCATTATTAATAGAACTTTCAAAATCTAAAAGATTATCAGCCAATCCGGTCATAGTTTTTAAACTAACTCCCATCTTAGCGGCTGCTCCAGCAGCTTGAATCATATTCTTACCACCCTCTTTACCAAATAATGCAAATGCTTCAGTATTATCAGCCAAATCAGCCATAAGAGCGCCAGGTATTAAACCATTTTGAGCTGCAAACTCTTGAGATGCTTTTGTTAAGTTTAATGCTGTTTCTTGGCTATTACCATTTAATCTTGCAAATGAACCAATTAATCCAGCTGCTTCAACCCCACTAATACCCATATTAACGGATATAAGAGATGTTGATGCTTGTAATTCACCAGATACATTATTTATTCCACCAAATTGTGATGCTAATTCTTTTGCATTTGCTACTGCGTTATCATCAAAGAAAGCAAGTGCAGTTGTTCCAAATTCAGCAATACCACCCAATTCACCTCTAACCTCACCCATCTTACCAAGGAACTTACCAGCCCCAATAAGACTCATACCAAGTAAACCAGCTGGTCCACTTGTTAGTATAGATGCAGTATCTAATATACCACCAATTGTTTTCTTTATTCCATTATATGCTTCTAATTGAGCTTCCAATTGTTCCTTTTGACCTTCTGTCATAGAGGAATAATCTCTTGCTAACTGATTTTGATTTTTTAAATTATCAACTATTTCTTGAGATATATTTTGTTGTCTTGCAAATTTAGTAATTTCAGAATCAAATTGGTCCTGTAATATTTGTCTTTCTAATACTTGGTCAGATGTTAATTCAGCTATTTTTTTATTAACTTCAGCTAAAGTATTTCCTCTTTGAACTGCTAGGTCTGATAAATTTCCAGCTTTTAGCATCATATCAATTCTAGCCATATCAGCCTTTTTTAAAGGGTCATACATAGATGCCATCGATTTCATATCGTTTTGAGAATCTACATAAGCTTGTCTTTGGCTTTTTTGTATTTTATCATTTATTTGCTGAAGCTCTCTACCTAATCGTATTCTTTCACGATTTAATTCGTTTTCTCTTTGCGCATTTTGTATCCCCTCCTCATTATAACGATTTATTTGCTGAGTAAGTCTACCTAATGCCCCTAATGTGGCTAATCTTTCATTATTTAAGTCTTCTGCCACTTATTTTATAATTTTGCTTTTGGAATTTGAGAAAGTATTTTATCTAATTCATGCTTTTGTTTTTGTATGTATTCCATTTTTTCAATAGCTTCTTGGCTCATCCTAGCTTTTCTAGCTTTAACAAGAACTCTATCAACGGCATTATTTTTTAATCCGTCAAAAAAAGCATCACTAAATTGTTTAGCTGCTCCAAATAATCCTTCTTGTATTGGTTGTTTTTCTTTTGACATAATGTTTCCTTTATATTGTATAAATATTGGATAATAAAAAAGTGAGGATTATCGTATCCTCACTTTAGAACTTTTTGCTTTTGAATTAGCCTTTTTAACTTCTTCAGCTTCTTTTTTCTTTAATTCTATTAATTTGTTAAAATAGAATCTCCTAAGATAAATCGGCATATGGTAAACATCTGACCAAGTAAATCCATTACTAAATTGAACCATCTCCCAAATTTGAGAGTGTAATGTGATTTTATAATCAGGTGGTAGGGTAAAAAAAGCCTATCCCAAACGGGATATCTAACGCCTCCGTTTCGCCTGTTAATTCTGATACAAAATTAAATTTTAAATCTAAATCTGGAGAAATTTCTTTTACATATGCTCTAAATGCTTTTGTATCCTTTGCTAAGAAAGAATTCATAATCCATTTATTAATAAACCCAGTATCAGTATTACCATCAACCGAGGTAATCATATATTTCATACGAGTTGTAACATCAGTAGAACCACCAGCACCTTTTGCTATTTTTTCCATAGCTTGAGTATCTTTAGTAATATTTTGTTCATCACCATGAGTTAATAACTTAAATTCAATAGATTTACCATTTGAAGGTAATTTAAATTGATATCTATTTTTTGAATTTAAAACTGATTCATCAATATCTTTAGTTTGTACTTTAGATAAATCAATAATAACCTCTTGCTTTTCTAAGGTGAATGGGTCAGTAATTTCTACTTTATAATCAGCACCATATCCTAAAATACGAGTTGCCAATAAAATAGCGTTTTTATCACCAATTACAATATCATTTGTATTTAATCCCGGTTCAACAACAACTGATTCAAATAATCTATCCAACACTAATCCTTTTTTAATAAGATTTTGTGATGCTAAGATATCTTCCTCTCTAGCTGTCATATGTTTAATTTCAATAGTACCCTTTCTTAATGGGTGTCCTTCAGGATAAACTAATCCTTGAGAAGGTAATTCAATTGTTTCCGTTGGGAAATCAAATTCTCTTTTTTGTGCAACCGGAGCTGCCGCAATATTCACTTCTGCCATAACTTTTAAATGTTTTTAAGTTTGTATATATAAATACATAGAAATTAAAAAATTAGAAAGCATAAAAAAGGGGATACTTTTGATATCCCCTTTTTTTGTTATTTTTAGATTAGAATTCTAAGATTGCGTAATCATAAGCTATTGATAATTCAATTGTTGCTGGTTCGTTTGAATCAAATGCAACATCTCCGAAGTTTGCACTTAAGATAAATGCTCCTTTGATTTTCCATTGTTCAATTTTATCACCAACTGGTCCTAACATATAGAAATCCAAGTCTTTTTTGTAGAAATCAGCGTATCCATCTCTACCAGTAATTGATTCATGTGATAATCTCACCCACTCCATTACCTTTTGTGCTCCAGAAGGAACAATTGGGTCATAAAGAGTGATTGTGATATCTTGCCACTCACCTTTACCTTTTAATTTTCTTTTAACGTTGATGTGGTCTAACACAACAGGCTCAAAAGTAATTGTTGGTCTTTGTGCTGCTTTAACTAAGTATGAATCAATACCATCGATTTGCATTACAAATCTATTTTTCATCTTAGGTTCGAAGTTCGTATAGAACATCTTATCAAACTCTAATATTTCTGCCATTTTTATTCCTTTTTATTATATTAATAAATATCTAATTCCTTTATTTTCGTATTATGCTGTAAAACTTGCTCCAGTTGGTAAGATGTTGAAATCTATTACGATAAATTCCGCCGTCTTAGCCGGTTGTAAGAAAATTTGTCCTGCTAATATGTTTCTATCAATTACATCAGGTGTATTGTTAGATTCGTCCATTACTACTCTGAAAGCGTATAAACCTTGTCTTTGTTGAACTGCCTCTAAATAAGGGTTCACAGTGTTTAAGAATCTTTGACGAGTTGTAGATGTGTTTTGTTCGAATACTAAGTAACGAGATGTTGAAGCGATAAACTTCTTAAGAACAATAAGTAATCTTCTAACATTGATTCTATCTAAAGCAGATGCCTTATCTTGCAATGTTTTTTGTCCAAATGCTACAATACCTTGTCCAGGGAATGCTGCGATTGGGTTTACTTTATTCTCATATAGAGTATCTCTTTCAGAATGTGTTAATCTATTCAATACACTAACTGCTCCACTAATACCACCTCTATTCAAACCAGCTGGTGCGAACCATTCTGCTGCTAATCTATCATTAGAAGCGAATACAGCCGGCATCAATACTGATGGAGGAACTGAAGTTAATTTGTTTGTGTTGTTATCAACCGTCTTAACCCAAGGGTAATAAGTTGCTACATAGTTTGAATCTACTGCATTTGCTTGCTCAGTTGCTTCAGTAATTGTATCAGCGTAATCATTGAAATCAGCGATATAAAAACAATCTTGTCTATCTTCAACCATATCAATTACCTTAGAAGTAATAGATGGGTGTAAGCTTCTTACAATACCAGGAGTTGCTACTAAGTTAATATCCCACTCATCAGGATTAGATACAGCATTAATTGCTTTGTAATAAGCCGTTGTACCTACTGATGTTCCATTTGAACAGTTAAATCCTTGCGTATTTGCTGCTCCCCAACCAGCTTCACCAGCCTTAGCTTTTTTAGTTGTTGGGTTCATTCCATCATATCCTTTTTGGAATCCTAATACAAATTGTCTTTTAACCATATCAACTGCAGATGAACCTGTCATTTGATATGATAATTGAGAATCAAATGCAAATATTACATTTGCTCCAACTTCTGCACTAGCAGGAATTGGTTTTAAATAATTTCTATTATCATATTCACCAAAATCAAATCCACTATAATATATTGGAGATGATGATGTATTATCAGTTGAACCAGTTTGGAATACTACTGCAGGTATTTGTCCTGCATAAGTTGTATTATTACAATAGATAGGGTTTACATATGCATCATGTCCAAATGGTGCTGCTGAAATTGGGTATGAACCTGCATCAGCTACTTCAACTCTTATATATTTTGATTTGTTTGAGTAATCACCATTTTCAGTAATTTTACCATCTGAATCGATAGTAATATATCTGTCACCAATTCTTCTAGCTATATAGTTAGTAGATGTTGGGTCTAAATTTACATTATTGTAAGTTTCAATTACACTCTTTCTCTTATCAGTATCAGAATAACTTCTAATAGTTACAGTGAATACAGAATAATCAGTTGCTCCATCTTCACCAGCTGCCTTAACATTTGAAATACCAACTTTATATTTTGTATTATAAACATCACCATGTCCTAATGTATGGAATCTGAAAAGATTGCTTCTTAAATTATTAGTATCTTTTTGAGAAACTACCCAAGGAGTACTTGCTTTAGAAAATGCATCATCACCACCATTTGTATAATCTTGTGTAGGTAAAACTACTCTAGTAATTACAATATTACTATTAGTAGAACCAGTATAATTACCAGCTAAAGTTTCGTAATAGTTGTAAACATATGCAGCTTTAGAACCAAATGGAGATTCACCAAATACATCTGCTAAATCATTTGTATCTACTGGTAAAATAGATGCAGATACAGTACCAACACCAGAACCAGATAATGCAAATGAACCATCTAATGCTAAGTTACTAGTCACACTTGCTCCAGTAAAACCATAATTCTGATATCCAGTTGATGTAGAGTATAATACTCCAATCAATTTAGTACCTAGTGCACCATTTTCTGAACCACTAGCGAATATTGCTAAAGGAGCTGATTGAGTATAACCTCCAGTTCCAGCTACTCTTACTACAGTTGCCTGTCCAGCTTCCTGTAAATATTTTTGTACTGCATATTCAGTATAATAAGTTCCATCAGGTGTTCCGAAGATATCTTCAAATTCTGATTGAGTTCTCACAATGGTTGGAACGAATGCAGGTCCTTGCTTAAAAGGTCCTATAAATGCTGCTCCAATCTCTCCTACTCCTTGCGCTAAGAAGGATAGGTCATTTTCTCTTGTGAATACGCCGGGTGATACGATTCTTTCTGCCATTTTATTTCTACAATTTGTATTTTAAGTTTGTAATTAAGAAAGTCCTATATAATTACCTATATAAATATAAAGAAAATGTCCAAAACACAAATTTGTTTATAAATAAGTGAATTGGACATTTAAAGTTAATTATTATAATAATGGATACTAAGCCCCACCATTACCATTAGGTCCGGTATAAACAGTAGGATTTGGTTTCCAAGGTAATTCATCTTCCAATAAATTAGAATAACTACCTCTTTTTGCCTGAATATCTTTATCAATTCTGCTTTGAATATGCTCCCAATAATTTGTTGCTCTATTTGAACCACTAACATGCTCTTTAATCCAACCAATTACTTGCTCTTCTGTTAATTCAGAAAATGGTATAAAACTACCAGTATTTATTGTATGTAAATCAAATGGAGTTGCACCATTAAATTCACCAGTAATATTATCACCAACCTCATCGGTTGCAGTTACAGTCCATTGTGTACCAATGATAGCATCACTAACATCAGTGCTGTTTCCTTTTCTAAGTCCTTTTACTTTCCATTCGTATGTATATCCCATATATTTGTTTTTTAATTAGGTAAATGTCCTATTACTTTTAAATCAAAACTTTCTGCCATTTGTTCTGCTAAATAATTATTACTTCCAGACCAAGAATTTAAAACATCAGATGGAACTTCCCATTGTCCGTTTGCAACAATTGTATCAGGTATTGCAACTGATTCTCTATTCGGGTCTCTATATCTAAGTTCGTATCTTAATATACAAATATCGTCTTGTAGACTGTAATTAAGTACGTTGGTAAATATTATATTAATCTTTTTACCAAATGAGTTTATTTCTTCTATCTTTGTAATCATATTATTATGTTTTTAATAAATATTAATTTTTTTTAATTACGAATTTGGTGTTTCAAGGTGACCAGCTTTTCTAGCTGCTATATCTTGGCTTAATTCAGTAGCGAATGGTCCATAACCAGCTGCGATTGTATGGTCATCAACTACGTTTTCTTCACCATATAATTTAACTAACTTATCTTTTAACATAGAATACCCAAATTCAAAAATATTATGAGCCTCCATAGTTGTCCAATCGGGAACTTTTAATGTAGTTTCATAAGTATGATTTTGCATTTCTATTGTACTCTCACTTACAGTATATGATTTCATTCTATCCCCACTACCTATTGTTTTTGTTACAATAGCTGTTGTAGGTGTTTCTTTTGGTACTGTTACAGTCTTTACTATTTCTCTAGATAAATCTACTCTAATTTCTTTACCAATTTCCAAACTCATACAAGTTAAATGATTTGCCTTTCCATATGTACCAATATTAGAATCAGCTATAACAGCTTCTTCTTTTGTTTTATAGATATGAATATCAAATATACATTCTCCTGTTTTAACGACTCTATATTCGTTTATTCTAATATAAGCGTTATTTGCTAAGCCTCTATCAGTTCCAATTGGTGTGTTTACTATTAATGCCATAAATTATTTGTTTTCTAAATCTTCTACTCTATGTAATAAATATTCAATTTGTGCTTTTGTCATATTAATTTCATTTCTTAATTCTTTAACCGATTGTACAAGTACAGGTACTAACGATTCCATAGAAAGTGTTAATAATCCACTCTTTTCATCAGTTCTTACCAATGTAGGGAATACTTCTCTAACGTTTTGAGCAGTAAAGCCCATTTTCATTATAGTATCTTCTACAAATTCTGGGTCTACTGAGTGCATTTTGTATGTGTAGTAAATAGGTGTTAAAGTATCTACTTTATCAAGCACATCGGTAATTACACCATGTATATTTTTTACACTAGCATCAGAGTATCCAGACCAACCATAATAATATGGATATAAAACCACACCACCATACGAACCACCACCACATAACATATAAATTGAGTTATATCCATCAGTTTGCATTACATTATTGTATCCTCCAGATGAACGATAGTAAATACCAAATCCACTTTGGAAATCAATATTACCATCTGAACCATAATTTAAATTAAGGAATCTACGGAATCTAGAACCACCTCTCTCTACGTTAAATGCAATAAATCCATAAGTTGTAGAATCGAAAGAAGCACAGTTATTAGGTCTACTATAATAGAATGTCCATCCAAATTGCTGATTGTAAATACCACCATTACCACTTTCAAACATTACGTTGTTGTGATATCCAGAAGGGTCATTAAAGTTATGTCCACCATATCCACTACGATAGTTACCAAAAGATTCCCAAGGGGTATATGATGATTGGAAGTTACTTCTAAAGTGCCCACCATATGATTGTTGGTATAAACCACCACCGCCTTGGTTTCTAAACCAACCATTTGCATAAACCTCTTGGAATGTAGGACCTGAATCCGTTCTTACGTTTTGATTCATATAGTTGGACATCCAACCCATATATGCGTTCCAATAGTTACCATCTTCTGCAAAATAGTGTCTATCGTTACCATCAGTTCTTCTAAAAATAAAGTAACCACCACTTCTTTGTTGGAAATATAAATGGGCACTATGCCATTGAATCTTATTATATTCTCCTGTCCATCCACCCATATCACTATATAACATATAACCTGGTCTGATGTAATGGTTATTTGTATATACTGCATTAAGACTTGAAGTGCCATTAGGGTCGGAATAATATCCAGTATCATTTCTATCGTAGTAGATATATGCTCTTACATCATCTGCATAAGTAACACGATACAATTCCATATGGGCGTTACCATATTCAATACGAATCTGCCAGTTACCAGAGTTATTTAATAGACCAAATCCACTACCATCCCAATATAGATAACCTCTTAAATCAGATTCATAGTTGTTATACATTACAACACCACCATATCCATATCCACCACCGGCTGCTTTCCAATATCCATTATTGGTGTACCAGTGCATTCCTCTACTTTGATTGTAAAGTCCGTGTCCGTTTGTGTTATTTCTAAACCATCCGTTTACATATAAATCATAGAAAGTAGGATTCGCATCAGTTCTTACGTTTTGATTCATATAGTTGGACATCCAACCCATATATCTATTCCAATAGTTTCCATCTCTAGCAAATTGGTGAGATTCTAAACCATCACTACCATATCTCATAATATGATAACCATTATTAATTACCTGATAATATAAGTGAGAGCTATGCCATTGAATTTTATTATACTCACCAGTCCATCCACCGGTATCAGAATACAACATATAACCAGGATTAATGTAAGTATTGTTTACTGATAATGAGTTTAATCTAGTATCACCGTCACCACTTCCAAAATAATATCCACTATTATTTCTATCGTAGTAAATTGTTGCGTATATTGCGTTTTCAACATACACAGGTCCACCAGCATACCAGTTAAGATATGTAGTGTATCCGTTTCTTGGGTCTAAGTGTAAGTTACCATTCGTTGTTACAACAGATGCCCAGCTATCTACTCTACCATTTGAACCAACATAAAGATAAGCGCCCCATGTTGGGTTAGGTCCATGTAATGTACCACCTCTAAATCTTCCAGCGTTACCACTATCATTAGGGTCTATATAATATCCACTATCATTTCTATCATAAAAAATATTTGAATAAATAGCATCTACATATAAAGTACCTCCAGCATTATATGCTGATGTAAACACTCTATAACCATTCAAATACATATCATATACGTTGAAGTAGAAATTACTTCTATCAGTATAAATGTGAGCGTGTCCAGAGTTAGCAGGTCCAAATTCAATATATCCATATGGAGTATTGTGTCTATAACCCCAACTACCTCCAGCTAAATAGTAATTACCATCACCATAATCCATTGATGATAGACGAGAACGTCCATTTGGATTTGCAAAGTATGCTGTATTTTCTTGGTCATAGAATATTGGTGCTCTCATATCACCATATGATATTGCTACACCATTTGTTGAGTTGATTGAGAATCTTAAATTATCACCACCAGTTGATGCATTTCTTTGAGTATTACTTTCACCAAAGAAACGGAAAATACCATGTGCATTATTTGTACCAAATGCAATACCATCGTAATACCAAATTTTGTGGTAGTTATCACCCTCAGCTCTTACTAATAAAGAACCATCATTCAATACCATACCAACTGCACCACCTCTACTATTTGCACTCATTCCTGCTGTAATAGGACCTGATACATAAAGTCTACCATCATGGTCTAATCTCATTTTGGCAGTGCTCCAATCCGTACTTGCTACTCTTGAGGTGTACCAATAATGTGAGTGGTTTTCAGATGCAGTATTACCAATACTTCTCCAATGACCCGAATAATATCTTATATCATTACCATAACTACGAATCATACCATCGTATGCATCAGCAATTCCAAGCTCTAAAGAAGGATAATCACCAGTTCCTCCAAATTTTAAACCAACAGTTCCGTTTGCACCACCACCACTTTGTCCGTTTTGAATTCCTAAATACCATATACGGGAGTTACTATTAGGGTCTACAAAATAGCTGGTTGGGTCAGATGTATCTCTGAATATCGTACCATATACTTCACTTGATGCGTACATTGTACCACCAGTAAAAATACTATTGTTTGTTGCAAGACCAGGATATGAGTTTGGTGCTATTTGTGCTGCTGTTGTAGAACCAGGGTCACCATAACTACCATCCCCTATAGTCCAACCAGGTGATTGATAGTTATCAGTCATTGCTACATAAAGTGTACCACTATAATTTACATAAACTTGTAAATAATGAGTATCGTATGTACCAGTTCTTCTAATTCTAATTTCATTAAACACACCACCACCACTATACCAAGACTTACCAAGCATTGTTATATCAGCAACTTGTCCAAATGATATACCAGCATTAAACTTCATTGAACCATGCAATCCACTTTCATAATCCCAAACATGGAATGTAGCCATTTGTCTACTAGCACCATATGCAATAGTGTACCATCTACCAGCAGTAACACTAAATGATGCAGTATCAATTACCGACCAACCTTTAACACTCAATCCATTTAAATTTGATGTTGATGCTGGGTCTAAATAATATCCAGTATCATTTGAATCTTTAAATATTGTTGCTCTAAATTCAGAAGATGCCTCACTAATACCATTATTGTATGTTCTGAATTTCCAACTAAATGTACTGCCATCCCAAGTTCCTAACTGAACACCATTACCAGATGGATGTGATGAAATTGAAGTATATGCTGCGGTAACACCAATAGCATATCTATAAGATGAACCCATAGATAAGAATGGGAATGTTTCAGAACCATTTCCTAATTGTAATGCATATAAATTAGATGTACCACTATTAATATAATAAGTTGTACCACCTACATAAATTGTACCATCTGCTCTAAAGTTATATGGAGTATAAGTACCACTACTAAATTGATTAGCTTGGTTTAATCTTAAATAAGAATCGGTTGTATCAAGTGCTTGCTTACTATTACCATAAAGATAGTTTGTAAAATATAATGAACTATTAAATGTACCTTGATTAAATGTTACGTTATCAGATGTTCTAACATTTTGGTTCATTAAATAAACTTCAGTTGCACCTTGACCTGTATCAATTGTACCACTCAATGTTATATTACCAGCACTTACCGAAAGGTTTCCACCAGTTACACTAACACCATTTGTAGCAGTAATTGCTGCGTATGTTACGTTATCAGTTGTTCTAACATACTGATTCATATTGTATGCATATGGTGAATTGGCACTATCTAAAATAATGTACCAAGTTCCCCAAGATGTACCACTACCATATCTTCTCCATAAGTTACCATTATCAGTATATGCTATATTGTATGCCCCACCACCACTAAAGTCAGTTGATGAACCATATTTTCTCCAATACATTACACCATTGTAAGTACCACCATCACTTAATCCGTTTGTAGAGTTTGTTTTAAAATCAAATCTAACTACGTTATTAAATGATTGAGGAGTATCGTTTACAGCTCTAGTATCATTTGAATAAATATATGTTGTATATGTTGATGTTGTTGCTGAGTTTACGTTAAAGTTTGATGGATTCCATATATACATTGTTACACCATCATTAGTTCCCCAAACATAAGTTGGTTGCCCAGATTGTGCAGTATAGTTAAAATCTATGTTAGTTCCATCTGAACGTCTTGGATAAGCTCTAATATTCCATTGCCCACCATTATTTGTTACAACAGCGTAACCACCTACGTTTAATGCGTTTAGATTAGATGTACCACCATTTACATAATAAGTTGTACCACCACCTAAATAAACAGTAGTGTTTACATATAAGTTACCAGCTACAGAAGTATCTGCATCATGTACCCATTTACTATTTGATTCACTCCAATAAAATTGTCTTGTTGCGGATGCATTTCTTTTTACTTCAAAACCACTATCAATTACAACAGGTGCACCCGAACCAGTTGCAAATGCTAATAATGTAATAATATTATCATTAGCCTGAACAGTTGTTGTGTTCAAATATGTCGTTGTACCACTAACAGTTATATTACCTGTAATTATTGCATTACCGGCTACTGTCAATGTACTACCATCAAATCTTAAATTACTTTCAACGGTTGCGTTTGGTGCAGTTCCATCTAATGTGATTACACCATTATCAGTTGTACCAGTTAATGATAATAACCCCGATGTACCACCACTACCTGATGAACCACCAGAGCCACTTGTACCTCTTGTTCCCGAAGAACCACCACTACCTGCTGTGCCGGCTGTACCACCACTACCAGATGTACCCGATGAGCCGGCTGTACCCGATGTACCACCACTACCAGCTGAACCGCTTGTACCCGCACTACCAGCTGAGCCGCTTGTTCCAGAAGTTCCCGATGAGCCACCACTACCACTAGTACCGGTTGAACCCGATGTACCTGCTGAGCCGCTTGTACCAGCTGAACCTGATGTACCTGCTGAGCCGCTTGTGCCGGCTGAACCTGATGTACCTGCTGAGCCGCTTGTACCACCTGAGCCGCTTGTACCAGTTGAACCCGATGTTCCTGCTGAGCCGCTTGTGCCAGTTGTTCCCGAAGAACCTGCTGAGCCGCTTGTGCCAGCCGAACCAGCAGAACCTGTTGTACCAGCCGAGCCAGCACTTCCGCTTGTTCCACTACTTCCACCACTTCCAGAAGTTCCCGATGTGCCACCACTTCCAGAAGTTCCTGATGAACCAGCAGAACCTGCCGAGCCACCACTACCAGTTGAACCTGATGTACCAGCAGAACCTGCCGAGCCAGTTGAACCAGCGCTTCCGCTTGAACCTGCTGACCCCGTTGAGCCTGATGAACCACCACTTCCAGTTGTACCAGCAGTGCCCGCACTTCCACTACTTCCCGATGTGCCGCTTGTGCCGGATGAACCTCCACTTCCAGATGAACCGCTTGTGCCGGCCGAACCTCCCGTACCACCTGCTCCAGACAAACCACTCGAACCACCACTACCAGTTGAGCCTGAAGTTCCCGATGAGCCACTTGTACCGCTACTTCCGCTTGTACCAGCTGACCCACCAGCTCCACTTATACCACCAGAGCCTGATGTACCGCCACTTCCCGATGAGCCATTTGTTCCCGATGTACCTGCCGAGCCTCCCGTACCGCTTGAGCCGGAAGTTCCCGATGTGCCAGTTGAACCCGAAGACCCCGTAGTTCCCGATGTACCTGCCGAGCCAGTTGAACCCGATGAACCCGTTGTACCAGATGAACCTGAGGTGCCAGAAGAACCTGACGTTCCTCCACTACCACTACTTCCACTTGTGCCATCAGTTCCCGATGTACCTCCACTACCACTTGTGCCACCAGAACCGCTTGTTCCTCCACTACCACTTGTACCACCACTTCCAGATGAGCCGCTTGAGCCGGATGAACCCGATGTACCTGATGTACCAGCTGAGCCAGTTGAACCAGAACTTCCCGATGTACCGCTTGAGCCACTACTTCCCGATGTACCGCTTGAGCCACCACTACCGCTTGTACCCGATGTGCCCCCAGAGCCCGATGTACCACCACTTCCAGAAGACCCAGATGAGCCGCTTGAGCCCGTAGAACCACTTGAACCACTTGAGCCAGTTGTACCTGATGTACCAGAAGTTCCTGATGTTGCTGCTGCGGTTTTTGTACCTATCTTACCAGTTGTAGTATTAATTACTAATACCTCATTTGTTGTTAAATCTGCTTTTAATCCATCTATAAATAATGAACCTGTTAATCCTACACTACCAGTAAATTCTTGCTTATCAGTTTGTGCATCACCAAATTTATTACTTCCAGTTGCGTAAATTATAGATGATGAAATATATGTTGTAAATAATTCAGTAGTTGTTATTTTTCCAGCTACACTTATATCTCCTTTAAAAATACCACTACCAGTTACTACTAAAAAATCATTTACAGTAACTCCACTATTAATTCTTAATCCTTGATTTGGAGAAATTTGTGCAATTGCTGAACCTGATTTTAATTTATCTAAGTCACCAATTGAAGCTGCACTAATATTAAATAATCCACTACCATCACCCTGAAATAAAGATGCTGTTATAGAACCACTTATTTTTGTATTTCCTTTTATTTGTAACGTTGTTCCTAATGTACTTACACCAATTGCATTTGTTTGAACTGCTGATGCTGTGAAATTTCCCACAACACTAACCGATTCAGATGATGCATTTAAAATAGGAGAACCACTTACAAAAAGTGAAACACTATTAATACTATTCTGATTTAAACCACTAGAAACCTTATCATTAAACTGCATTCCGTTTATCTTTTATTTTATGTTAATTCCAATACCGAAACAATTACATCTGCAGAATTTGCTAATGATGATGTTACGGATAAAAAATCCAATGTCTCCAAAACTAATTTTTGTTCTCCACCAATTAGTACTGTTGAACTACCTTGAACAATCAAAGCATCTTTTACTAAATATACAGTTTTATTTCCAGAAGTATCTCTGGCCATTACACTAACTGAAATATTTTGTGTTGATGTATTTGCTACATTTACACCAATTACAGTTGTTGTAGTTGCTGTTGGTACTTGATAAGCAATTACACCACTTGTACCTATTGAACCTGTTATACTATTTCTAAAAAAGTTTGCCATTTATATTTTATTTTATCCTAATGCTATTGAGTATGCCAATGCCGTATCTAAAACATTAACTCCATCTTGCAAATATGCTCCTTGTGTTAAGTTTATAGAACCAGTACTAACCATAGAACCAGTAATTAATATTGAACCTGTTATTTTTTGATTATCACTTACAAAAGAACCTAATTTTAAAGTTCTAGTTACTATTAGATTTTCAAAAGTAGCTTGTTGTACATCAATTTGTCCCTTAAATGAACCAGTTAAAGAACCTGTAAACGAACCACTAAGGTCCGCATATGCATTGTTCTTATCTTGTATTATTGAACCTGAAAATATGGGACTATGTATTACCATTTATATCTATATACTTTTGTTATAGGTATAAATATAAAATAATTTCCTTTTAAGGTTTCGTTGGCCATTCTATACTAAATGGATTCGTTTGTGTTGTAATATTTCGTAATGCTTGTCTATATACTATCCAAGCTTCTTTTGTTTCGGATGAAACATCTGCTAATTGTGTCCAATCACATTCACTTAGTAATTGGTTTCTTAAAACCCTTATTTCTTCCCATTGATTTTCAATTCTATATGAAATCTCTGCTTCAGATGCATCAATTTGATTCCAAGTTTGATGATAATTACCATCAATTAAAGTTGGTATTCCTTCTGTTATA